GGCCTCATAGCTGCGGCCTCACTCTTGAAACAGCTTTTTCAAGCCTGCCACCAAATACAGCTTTCATTTTGTCCAGAGCGGGGCCAAAATGCGGTATAGCCTTGTTTTTCTTCGTGCCATACTCAAGCAAATGACCTATGTAGCCATGCTGACTAGTTTCTTTGCCTCTCTTGGCATAAGCCCATGCAATCAAGCCAGATTTTGAAACGCGGAAGGAAATTGACTGTTTGTAAGCGCCAGTATCAATGCCGCCGGGCCTTGTAAGAGTGTTTTTTGCGTCTACAGAGACTTCCCTTGCGGCTTCTTTTAGAGTGCTTTTTAATTCTGCGTGCATCTCTTTATCAAACGCCCTGAGCTGGTTTGATAACTCTCTCATGCCCTTTACTATTACATTTGAGCTTGCCATATCAAGACCCCTTGTTTTGCAGTTCAGTGCAAAGCAGTTCCAAGCGTTCCCGCTTCTGTGAAGGATCATAAACAGCATTTATTTCAAAAATTCTTGATGAGTCGACCAAACGCATTTCAGGCAAAACACCTTCCATGAATCTGATTTCCCATTTGCAGATTAACCTGCTCTCTCTCTGTTCTGTGAGTGTGCCAACTTCAGCCCGGCTAACATATTGCCGCCCATAAACCTTGCAAAATTCTGACCATATAGTAACCACGCCACCTTGACCGTCTGCGGTATCGGAGCGCTGCTGTATTATCAGTAAGGTTCTGAGCTTTCCGGCTTTCATGTTGTTGTGTGTCGCTCCTGCTGTAAAAGGGCTTCCGCTGCAAATGGCACGCTATAAGGTTGCTGTGTGCCTGTGACTACTTCCTCGCGATTCTCAAACCAGTGAGCAATCAAAAGCAGCATTGCCGCCTTGATTTTTGCTGATGGTATCGCGCCAGATTTATAAATTATTTTGATAGGGTTTACTTCGTAGAGATCGGCTGACGGCCAACTTGCGGTTGACTTCAGAACTAGCAAGGGTTTTGTTGCAAAGTCGTCAACAATAACGTCAGCGGTTATATTGGTTTCCACAAGTGCAGAATTTTTGTAAATCAAAGAGGTTAAACTGACTATCGGCGCGGTGGGCAATTCAATCAGACCATCAGCAGGAAATGAATCACAAACAGCGGTAACAGTCTGAACGCCGTAAAGCAGGCCGGTTACGCCCTGCGCATATTCACGCGCTGCAATAATCAGATTGCTTATGTGGTCAGCTTCATCATTGCCGGTAAGCCTTAAATGGGCCTTGACGGCTTCCAGTGTTATCGGCTCAGTTGGCTGTATTGTGATTTTATATTTAAGCATTTTATGCCTTGGTTTTCGTGGTTTTTTTGGGCTTTGGTTCTTCGGCCGGTTCTGGTTCTATTGAAGGATCAACAGCAACGCCAGCACGCAAAGCAAAATCGTAAAGTTCAGCAGTTGGTTCAGCAACTTCCTGCCCTGGTTGAAAGCATTCGACTTTTACGCCATTGTGTGCAAATTTATATTCTTTGGTGAACTTCAGCATTATTTTACCTTTGAAGTAAGCGGGGCAAGAACGCCCCGCCGGAGTTGTTTCGGTTACTGTTCGATGATCTTGCCACCGTGAACGGCGAAAACCGCGAAAGTCGGTGTTGCCACATTAAGCACGCCTGAGTAATCAACAGTCACCTTGAAATATGGCATTCTTCCAATATATTGAATCTCCTGCATCGTTGGAACGGTAGTGGCTGAATCAAGCGTAAACACTACGCCGTCAGCATCGGGAGTAATGCCGTTAATATCATAAGCCCCAACCGGAGTGAATGACCCGGTAGAGCTTGCACAATGGGTTACTATAACTTCAGCATTTACGCCAGCCGCCCATTGAGCTTGAGCTGTGCAATAAAGGCCAAGCAATGAAGTTTTATAGTTAGCAGTTGAAATTGCAGACGATACCAGGTCAGTCGATCCAGTAGTAGGTGCAATTACGAGTTGCAAGTCAAGATTGCTCTTGAGGTCTTGAGCGCCAGCAACGCCAAAAACGAACATAACAAGAGCCAGAACGAGAACGCATATTTTTGAAAATTTCATTTTGTTACCTCTGTGTTAAATACTGGCGCCCCCATTGCTGAGAGCGCCAGCGGTTAAGTTATACGGCGGTCTGAAGGAGTTTAATCCCTTCTGAGTTGCGCAACATGAGACCGTAGCGCTTCACAAAGATAAACTCAATGTTTGGCTTCTTGCTGTATTGGTCACGAATGACATACAGGCCGGGGCGCAAACAGATTGATACTGACTTGTCGAAGTCACCAAAAGCAACAGCATAAGAACCATCGGCAACAACAGGCATACCGTGGGAAGTGCGCACGCCAAAGCCAAGAATTCTTTCGGGTTCAGCTTCGCTCATGCGTGGCTGCCAGATATAAGCGCCGTCGTTATCTTTGAACTTTCTGACAGCGCCTTTGGTTTTTCTGTTCATCAGGAAAACAGAATTCTGCTGAAATTTTTCTTTCAGGTCCATTGTAAGGTCAATAAGATCGTCAGCAGGGTTAACGGTTGCAGATGTGACTTTGAAGCCACCAGCAACGCCGGTTTTTCGGTATTGAAGCTCACCGAAAGCACGAACGCCGTCAACGTCCAGAGATTTACCGTAGCTCAGCAAGCCCTTAGTTGCGCCAAGAGCGCCAGCGCCCTGAAGCAATTCAAGTTCGAGGGTTTCGTCCATCTGTTCGAAAACATCTTCACGAATCCACGCTTCAGCGTTGAAGAAAATATCTTCAATGGCTTCCTGAGACAAAAGTGGTTTTGCTTCCATTTTGCCCCAGACAGGAGAAACTTTTGCAAGTTTGCTGGTGGCAGTATTGGCAATGATTTCAAGCTCTTTAGTGTTAGCAACACCAACGCCCAGAACATTAACAAGCTTTGAGTAGCCAGCGCCAACGGTTTTAATGCGGCAAAGGTTCATCATTGCGCCGGTTTCGCGCAGAAGTTTGTCGACTTCGGTATCAAGTTCCTGAGGAACGCCGAAACCGCCGTCAGGGTCAGTGCCAGTTTTTACAACGTTGACGATGGCGCGAAGTGCGGTATCGTTGCCGGTCATAATGTAGTTTCTGAGGGCTTCAGAATGTTCTTTGCTGTTTTTGCTACCCATATCAGGGCGTGCGTTTTTGGCCGCGTGAGCTTCCAAGTTTTCAATGGTTTTTTCGTTACGATCAATAGTGTCGTTGATCTTGGCAAGCTTTGCGTCGATTTCAGCAACGCCACCCGCGCCTGCTTCGATTTTAGCGAGGCGTTCATCGTTGGCTTTCTTGAATTCGTGAAAAGCCGTGTTCTGAGCATTAATCGCTTCGAGAATTTTTTCAGTAGACATTTTTCAAATACTCCTGTTCAAATTTTAATACTTGCGGCTATTAATCGCGGCTAACAGCTTCTCACTGTCTAAACCTTCTGCAACATCCCGCTGCTGAAGATTGCCCATACCGTTAGAAGCCACCGCGCGCGCTTCTGACCGGCTAAATCCTGCTTTATGTAGAACGTTTTCAAGCTCTCTGATAGACTTCGGCTTAGTTGCTACTGCTGAAAGCCTTAATGCCTCTGGAACGTTATTGAACACGGACAAATCAAAGTTAGAAACGCTTTCTGGTTCAGTTTCGTCGGTAGAGTCGGCAAAACCCATTTCAACGGCATCTTTTGCGCTCATCCACGTTTCAGCGTTCATCATTTCAGTGATTTCTTCGACGGATTTACCTGTTTTGCGGCTGTAAATGCCATTAAGTGACTCTGTAATCTGGTCCAAAACGCCAGCGGTTTTCTTGAATTCTGCCGAATCACCGGCGGCAATAGTCCACGGGTTATGAATCATCATAAACGCGCCCTCGGACATGATTATTTTGCTGCCAGCCATTGCTATCACCGAAGCAATAGACGCGGCCAGAGCTTCAACAATTACAGTTACCGCGCCCTTGCCATTTCTGGTGTGTTCTTTGAGCGCGTTCATTATCGCTATACCGTCAAAGACGTCACCGCCTGGGCTGTTTACTTTAACGGTTATATCGCCCTTCATTTCTTTTATGGTTTTAACAATGATTTGAGAGTCTAAATCTTCCCAATAACTGCCGATAACACCGTAAAGCATCAGCTCATTGCCTTCAGCCTTAAAACTTCCGGTTTGTCGAGTAGCAGCGCGAAGTTTCATTTTATTTTTCATATTGTTGGTTCTCCTGTCTGATTACTCGACACCGGCCTGTAAAGTTCATCGCCACCCACAAGAGGCGGCATGTTTTCAAGTTTTCTAACTTCGTTCACGGTCATAAACGCCGGGGCTTGGGTGCCACCAATAGCGGTTTTATAACTCTCATAACGGCTCTTGGTATCGCCGCGCAAAAACTGGTCAGTCAAAAATTCTGGATAATATTTTTTTCGCTCTGCCGCCGTCAGCAAATCTCTGCTGATGCTCTGCTCGAAACGAATCAGCCAAGGGGTGATGGTGTATTTAATAAAACTTAACGATTGTTCAGCCAGACCAGTGCCCCAACTTGACGTTTTTTCAATTGCGCCCACAAGGTGAGGTGGAACGCCGAAGATACCACAAATCTCTGTGCGGTTGAATCCAAGTATTTCGAGTAGTTGCGCATCTCCGTTTGTCATGGAAACAGTATTGAACTTCAGGCCGGCGGTGAGAATGGCAATTTTACCGGCGTTTTCGTCGCCGTGTTGCGCTTCCCATCCCTTTCGCAGTTCATCTATTTTGTCAGGCGATAATGCTCCTGGATGTTCAAGCAAGCCAGAAGGCCGGGCGCTGTTTTTGAAAAATCTTTGAGTGTGCTTGCTTGCTGCAATGCTCAAACCGATAGTGTCAGCCGCGCATCGGATAGGGCTAACCGGGTCTCGACCGTTAAGGGTAAGGCCACGAACGCAAAGCATAAACTCCGGCTTAACATCGCTATAGCTACCATCAGCAAACGACACACGGAAAACGCGTTCATTGTTTTGTAGCCATTCTTCGCGAACAGAATCAGGGGCAATCGGTATTAATTCCATGATTCTGCTGCCAACCATGACCTTGTAGGCGCAAGAAATGCCGCGCATTATAGCGATAGCACTCATAAACGCCCAAAACTCGCTTGAAGTCTGGTAATTATTTGGCTGAAGCTTCAACGTGTTGAACAGGTAGAAGTTTTCGGCCTTTTCGCGGCCCGTGGGTGTTTTTTCGTAGATAAACAGCGGCAACTGTGAAATAGTCTCAGAAAGCAGCCGAATACATGAATAAACAGTAGCTTGCCGCATTGCGCTGTTAGAATTCACGACAACGCCTGAAGATGTGGTCTCAGAACCGCCCAAAATCAGGTCAATCATTTCATCAAGCGTTTTTGCTGATGTGCTTGACTCGTTTTTGAATGCTTTTTTGATCCAGTTGAATATGCCCATACACTGAGCTTATAGATTTACTGAAAATAAATAAATGGTAGAGAGCGTTACTGGTGGTATAAGTATTACCTTTTTAAATCAGCGGGAAAACGATTGCCGCATTCGGGGCAATGAAAATAACGCCGTTCAGTATTTCCTTTCAGGTTTTTGATGCCATGTTTTAAATGAACGCCATAATTACCACATTGTGTGCATTTTGCGCCAACTCCCGGCACATATTCGGACACTAACCGCGCTCGTCTTACGTTTTCTTTCGCTTGTTCAACTGGTAAATACATTTTTCACCTCATGCAAAGTAAATTTGTGGCTCAGGCGCTTTTACCGACCTGAGACGAAATGCAAGGCCAATAGCCATTATCAAGGCAACAACACCGTCTATTTTGTTCTCGTTTCTGGTTTTATTCGGGTAAATATTGTCTTTTTTGTCATAATGCCCTACCACGTTGGCAAACATCCATGTCAGGATGGGGCAAGCGTCATAGTGAAACCGACCTGAGTATATCGACGCTTCGAGCTGCTTCATTGGCTCGCTGAAGTTTTGCACTGTGGCTCTGACTTCAACCATTGTTATGCCGTCAGCGCTCAGATTGGTTGCCAAATAAGTAGCCTGAAACGGGTCGTAAGCAATGGCCTGAACATCAAAGCGTCGGCAGAAGTCTCTTAAATCTTCCTCGATAATGCTAAAATCTATAATTTCGCCAGGCGTAACCGTTAACCGTTCTTCAATTTCGTATGTCTGGTAGTGCTGGTTGCCGGGCTTGTCTACCGTGGCGCGTGGGCTGTAATATCTGCCGAAAGCATACAGCTCATCATCTTCATCGTCATAAAACAGCAAAGAGACGGCGGCAATATCTATTTTGCTGGCTAAATCGACCGCGACAATACATTTTTTATGCTTAAATGATTCTGGTATCAATGAGATATCCCGGCATTTTTCCAGTTTTGGCATATCCATCCAAGCGGTATCAACGGTTAGCCACTGGTTAAGGTGCTTGCATCTAATAATGTTTTGCTTGGAAGGGGTTTGTTTTGCGGTTTCCAGTTCGTGGATTAGAAATTCTTCGTTAACGCTTATGCCTAAGTTCGGGTTTGCCTTGCGCCAGACTTTAAAATCTGTCCAGTCGTCGCCATTATCGATAGTATAAATTATTCCAAAAATGCGATCATTCTTCATTGTTCCGGCCAAAATTTTAACGATCTGATCATAATAAATACCGCATGGGCCTGCTTTGTTGGTTCCTGCTGTTGTGATGGTAAATATCAGTGGTTGCTTTCTGGCTCCCATACCGGAAATCATAGTGTCAAAAAGCTCGCTTGTGTCGTGTTGATGATATTCGTCAACTAGTGAACAGCTAGGACTAGCACCATCGCCGGGTTTTCCGATAACAGGCTCAAATCTACTGGCAGTTTCAGCATGAAAAACGGACTTTGCAAATACTTCAGCGCCAAATGCTTCTTTGAATCCTGGTGACTTCTGCAGCATTAATTTCGCAGGCCGAAAAACTTCCCATGCTTGTTTTTCGTTAGTTGCACCTGCGTAGACTTCGGCTCCGGCTTCACCGTCAGCCAATAGCATATAGTTGCCAGTGCCAGCGCCTATGACGGATTTGCCGTTTTTGCGGGGAACGAATAAAACCGCCTCAGTGAATCGCCTGAGTTTTGTTTTTTTATCTACCCACCCGAAAATTGAACATTCAATAAAACATTGCCATGGTTCTAGTTTTATTAATTGCCCGGCCCATTCGCCCTTAACGTGGACCATCAGCCCTATAAACTCACAAACCCTCTCAGCCTTATCTTTATCAAACGTCCAACGGTAAGATTTTTCAGCAGATTTTTTTAAATCGTCTATGTGTCGCTGGCAAGCTTGCCTTACAAAAAGGCATACGTCGATTTTTCCGCTGATAACATCGCGGCAATAAGCGTTTGCTTTGTTGACGTTTGGATATCGTTCTGCCAATCACTTAGCCTT